TAAGGATGGATCGCCTAGAAATAACTCACCGTCCAATCTTCGCGTGATCAGTAGGCATAAGAACAGAGTGAAGCAGTGATCAGGCTGTCTCTATCAAGACCCGGAGTAAGGAATGGCCGATTCCTGCACGGAATGCATGGTACGACTGAATATAACATCTGGAAAACTATACGTCAGAGGTGTCTTAACCCAAAATCCAAGGATTACCGCTATTACGGCGGTAGGGGGATATCGGTCTGCGCTAGGTGGTCCTCATTCTCCAAATTCTTGGTTGATATGGGCGAAAGGCCACTGGGTCTAACTATAGACAGGATCAATAATGACGGAAATTACGAACCAGGTAACTGCCGCTGGGCCACAAGACTCCAGCAAACCCGCAATAGAAGAGTCAAGCAGTAGCCCGACTGTAAGGTTCAGGCGCAGCAATGACCACGTCTGGATAGAGCAGATGCAAGGCGGTATGGTCACCAAGCGCATCCGGGTTACCCTGGACCAGATGAACGACGTCGCCCTGGATTTCTACCTCAGGATGCTAGGAAGCCTAGAATGACGGACAAGAGAAAGCCGCCGTTTCTTCATGTCGTGGGGAAGCCTAATGGTAAACAGGTTCTTGGAGACTCAGATTCAGGCCTGGAGGGAGAGCCGGGACTGGACGGCTCTGAAAGCGCTGCTGGTAGCCAGGCTGTCGATCAAGTTACCATGGAGGTCCGGCTGGGTCTTATGGAACTTGCTAAAGACCGGAAGTATACGGGGTATCACCTCATCCTACACCGATACGACCCTGAGACCGATGATGAGTCATGGGAAGCCGTTACCCAGGGAATGACCCTTAAGGACCTGGTTTTCGCCGCTTCGAACATGCAGGCCAGGATACTGGACCTCATGTCCTCGGCTCAGGAAATACCGGGACCGGACAGCCCTGAGAAATAATCTTACCTAGGCCCTTGACAGGGCGGGGTTTAGTATGGTATACTACCTATTGTAGAAATCCCTTCAAAATCCAGTGGCTATACCCCGAGAACACCTGGAGTTTGCTCTAAAGAACCTCAGCAAGCTCGATCCTGAGACCAAAAAGGGCCTGCAAGAGGCCCTAGCGGCCTATGAAGAAGCGCAGAAAATAGCCTCTGCGAAGGTTCATTTCCTCAGTTTTGCCCCTCTAGTCTGGCCCGGTTTCCGCGAGGGGCCGCATCACGCCATTATGGCTGAAGCTTTCGACCGGGTGGCCTCCGGGACCCTCAAGAGGCTGATTATCAATGTCCCACCCAGATTCGGGAAATCTCAGCTGGCTAGTTGGCTCCTGCCGGCATGGCTCCTGGGAAGAAATCCAGCATCTAAGATCATTACGGCAACCCATACTGCTGAATTTTCTCACCGATTCGGCAGGATGGTCAGAAATCTCATCCAGAACGCGGATTATCAGAAGATTTTCCCTGCGGTTAGTCTTCGCCCGGATAGCAAGGCGGCTGGCCGTTGGGATGTCACAGGAGGCGGTGAGTATTTCGCTGTGGGCGTCGGCGGCGGAGTCACCGGTCGCGGGGCGGACCTACTTATTATTGACGATGCTCATTCAGAGGAAGCCGGAATGGTCGGCTCGCCTGATTACTTCAACAACGTTTTCGAGTGGTACACTTCAGGCCCTCGTCAGCGGCTCCAGCCTGGTGGGTCTATTGTAATCGTAATGACCCGGTGGCATAAACTGGACCTCACCGGGCAGATTCTGCGCGCTGCTAAAGCGCGCGAGGGCTCAGATCAGTGGGAAGTGATCCAGCTGCCGGCTATCCTGCCTAATGGCGAGTCTCTATGGCCCTGGTTTTGGCCGGTTAAGGAGCTCGAAAGGCTAAAAGCCGAGCTCCCGGTGACCAAGTGGGAGGCTCAGTATCAGCAGAACCCGGTCTCAGAGGCCGGAGCCTTGGTCAAAAGAGAGTGGTGGAACCTCTGGGAGGACTCTAAAAACCCCCCAAAGTGCACCTACGTCATCCAATCCTGGGACACTAGCTACTCCAAGCACGACAAGGCGGACTTTTCCTGCTGCACTACCTGGGGCGTCTTCTACCAGCCGGACGAAAAAGGCCTGGACAGGGCTAATATCATCCTGCTAGACTGTCTGAATGAGAGAATTGAATTCCCCGAGCTCAAGAAACGAGCTCTCCAACTGTTTCAGCTTTACAAACCAGATAGTGTCATCATCGAGTCTAAGGCAGCTGGGGCTCCACTGGCGCAGGAGCTTCGAGCTATGGGAATCCCTCTCCAGACTTATAGCCCACAGAGGGGGAACGACAAGATTACACGTGTCAACTCTATCTCCGATATCTTCGCTTCAGGTCTTGTCTGGGCACCTAAGACACGTTGGGCTGAAGAAGCCATTGAGCAGTTTGCAAGCTTTCCTTCGGGGGAGCACGACGACATCGTAGACGCTGGAACCTACGCGCTTATGCGTTTCCGTCAGGGCGGCTTTATCCGCTTGCCGTCCGACGAAGAAGACCCCCTAGCGGGGATGACGACACTGAGCCGAATTCGCAACCAGGAGGCCTACTACTAATGAAGCCGGTGATACACCCAGTGATCTGGTGGTCAGGGGTTATATTCGCGGCTGGGATGGTGATATCTGCCATCATTTACAAGATGTGGTTTCAGTAATTGAGCATTGACAAGGCGCTGAACCAAGCGCCGGCAGGATTAGGTAATGTTGTCCCGTTCAGCCAAAGCCAGCCTAGCCTCGCCCCGCCGCCCGAGGCGGTTGAGACACCTGTTGACCAGACTGAGTCAGAGACTCAGGTCCCTCACGACACCAATCTCGCTGAGCTCCTAGATGAACAGGAGCTCGACCGGATTGCTAACGACCTCCTCTCTGGTTACGCCGACGACCTTGAGAGCAGGAGGGACTGGCTTAAGGCCTACAAGGACGGCCTGGATCTCCTTGGTTTCAAGTTTGAGGAAAGGACCACGCCTTGGTCTGGAAGCTGCGGCGTATACCATCCTATACTCAATGAGGCCGTCACTAGATTCGTGGCGCAGACTATCATGGAGGTCTTTCCAGCAAGCGGACCAGTCAAGACTAAGATTGTTGGTCAGATTACTGACGAGAAGGTAGCTCAGGCGCGCAGGGTCGAGGACAACCTAAACTACTACCTCACCGAGAAGATGCCTGAGTACCGCTCTGAGACCGAGCAGCTTCTTATGGGGCTGGCTATTTGTGGCAGTGCTTTCCGGAAAGTCTATTACGACAGTTCTCTGGGGCGGCCGGTCGCAGCCTTTGTCCCCGCAGAGGATCTCGTGGTGTCCTATGAGACAGAGGATCTTGATACCTCTCCTAGGTTCTGTCATCGGATGCGTCGAACCTCGAACGAGCTAAAAAAGAGCTTTCGCTCTGGTTTCTATCGACAAGTAGATCTTCTCCCGACCCAGGCCATGGAGCAGGACGAGCTTCAGCAGAAGCTTGAACGAATTGAGGGGCGTTCCCAATCCGGCTATTCTAAAGGTCATCACACCGTGCTCGAATTCCATGCAGAACTCAATCTTCCTGGTCTTGGAGACTCTGAAGGTCAGACGGGTGAATCGGTTGACGAATCTGGGGCCGAAGACTTTGAGGTAGCGGACCCCTACATAGTCACCATAGAAAAAGAGTCCAGACAGGTATTGGCCATCCGTCGTAACTGGGTGGACTCGGACCCACTGAGACGTCGATCTGACTACTTCGTACACTTCAAGCTTCATCCTGGCCTCGGGTTCTACGGATTCGGGTTCATTCACACTATCGGCGGCATAGCTAAGTCCGCTACAAGTATGCTGAGGCAGCTGGTCGATGCGGGTACTCTATCTAATCTCCCGGGCGGGTTCAAGGCGAAAGGTCTTCGTATCAAAGGAGACGATTCCCCCATTATGCCTGGAGAATGGCGGGATGTTGATATTCCCGGTCAAGCACTTAAAGACTCGATCATGCCCCTTCCGTACAAGGAGCCGAGTGCCACGCTCGTCCAGCTTCTGGGCAACATGGTTGACGAAGGTCGTAGATTTGTAAGCCTGGACCTCGATATCGCCGAAGGCAGCCAGCAGACCCCGGTTGGCACTACCCTTGCGATCCTAGAGCGGTCGATGAAGGTGATGTCAGCTATCCACGCGCGGATTCACGCGAGCCTCCGCCAGGAATTTGACCTTCTGGTGCAGGTTATTAAGAACTATCTTCCGCCAGGGTACGAATACGACCAGGGGGGTGGAGCTACGGCAGTGGGAGGTCAAGGGAACACTCCTGGTCTGCGTGCAACAGACTTCGACGACCGGGTTGATATCCTTCCGGTAAGCGACCCAAACGCGACGACTTTCTCCCAAAGAGTACTGACACAGCAGACTGCCCTCCAGATCGCAGCGGGAGCTCCCCAACTCTATAACCTTAGAGAACTTCACAAGGGTATGCTCGATGCCATCGGGATTGAGAATGTAGAACTCGTGCTCCCCGACCCCGGCAAGCAGCCGCCACTGGATCCAATCGCGGAGAATGCCAACAGCCTGATGATGGTCCCACTGAAGGCGTTTGAGTACCAGAATCATAAGGCCCATATTCAGGCGCATCAGGCGTTCCTTTCCGATCCTAGAGTGCAGAATAACCCTCTGGCTCAGCAGATTCTACCGAGCCTCTTGGCGCACGTCAATGAGCACCTGGCCTACCAGTACGTCCAGGAGATCGAAGGTGTCATGGGAGCTCCCCTGCCGAAGCAGGGACAGGGCCCGATACCGCCGCAGCTTGAGGCCGCTCTGGCCCCGATGGTCGCTCGCGCGGCCCAGGTCATCACCGGCCAGAAGCAACAGGAGGCTGCTGCTCAGCAGGCAGCTCAGAACGCGCAGGATCCAGTGCTCATTAACCAGCAGAAAGAACTCGAAATTAAGGCCCAGGATGTCCAGCGCAAGGGCGCTGCAGACCAGCTCAAGGCTCAGACCGACATCCAGAAGGCCAATATCCGCAAGGATACCGAGATGGCCCGCCTAGCGGTCCAGAAGAAGATGAACGACGCCCGGGTGGCGGCGCAGGTCCTATCGGACCACAACTCTCACCAGGCCCAGGCCCACCAGACTCATCAGAGTAACCTGATCAAGGCTGCAACCGCCCACCACGCCG